TGTCTAAAAATAAAGTACATGCTAAAAGGTTTATGCGTAATGATAAAGGTTTTAGAAAAATATTTAAGGCTTCTAACATTAAAAAAAATATACTACCTATAGCAATATGGGCAGTACCAGGAGATAAATAATGACAGATGTACCAATACTTGATAAAGGTATAGATGATTGGGGTGAAGATGAGCAGGAGAAGGCTTATGATAAACTCCAATCATTAAAGCAAGACTTTGAAGGGGTACCTACAAAGTTATATATAAATGAAGATGAAGAACTACAGAGTTATATGATGTGGTTTGCTCGTATGGAAAATCTTCCATATGAGATTACTGATGGGGAGACTAGAGTATGTTAGATATTATATTAGGCACAGGTTTTATTATATTAATTTTATTGTGGATATGTGATATTTTTTATCCGCCATATAAAAAATAACACTTGACAAATGACTAAAAGTATGATATACAGTATCCAACAATTAAGGAGGCTATATGGATAATGAAATAGCAAATATAAATAACATGTCTGACGAGCAGATTAAACAAGCTATCGGACAGGACGATGGTTCTAGTAGTGGTATAAGTATACCAAGACTTGGAATTAATCGTTCACCTGAAGATGACGATGGTAATCAATTACCAGTAGGACACTTGTTCACTTATGATTCAAGTGTAGGTCAAAATGTTTTTGGCAAACCTGTTACCTTCAGACCTTTTATCAGTGCGATGCAATACATGCATTACGATCCTGAAAAAGGAGAATATGTAAATCGTTCTATAATTTTCAAGAATTGGAAAGAGGAAGCGATTGATATATTAGGTGGTACTAGATGTGGTAAAGTTCCTTTTAAGGAAAGAGCATCTCTTACACCAGAACAATTAGCAGAACAAAGAACTATAAGATGTTATAGACTATTGTATGGTATCTTATCATTCAAAGGTAAGAAAGCTAATGGTGAAGACCATGAAGTAGCTAACCTACCTGTTCTTTGGAGAGTCACAGGTACAGCTTTTGCTCCTGTAGGTTCTGCATTGGATCAAGTGAATAAACGTAAGAAACTTATGTTTACTACTACGTTTTCAATTGATTCTAAAAGACAGAAGAAAGGTGGTAATGTATATTACACACCAGAGATTTCTGTTAATGCTGATGCTAATCTACAAATGTCAAAAGAAGATATGGAAACATTAACTGTATTTCAAGATATAATTAATACAGAGAATACTGAGATTGTTGATCTTTATAAAGCTGCCAAGAAAGGTCAACCTACATCTTCTGATGGTGAGTCAGCAAAGGTAGTCAAACAAGTTGAAGATCCAGTTGAAGTGTTGTCTAATTAATGAGTGATATAATTAACAAAGTTCAAATGTATTTGAATCAGGTTTCAAAAGAACCTGTAGAAATATCTGATAAACTTGTTGAAGAGTTTGGTGAGGCGTGTAAAAACGCCTTACGCAAACAGTTTACAGAACAACGTAAAACAGGATTTCAACCTAGAATGTCTAATATTGGTAGACCTTTGTGCCAATTACAAATGGAAGCAAAGAATATTAAAGGTGAAGGTCAACCATATAATGCTAAGATGAGAAATACATTTGGAGATTTGATTGAAGCATTGGCAATATTTGTAATGAAATCAGCAGGAGTAAATATAGAAGATGAACAAAAAAGTGTTAAGTATAACTTTAATGGGTCAACACTTGAAGGAAAATATGATGTCAAGATTGATAAGAAAGTTTGGGATGTTAAGAGTGCGTCACCTTATTCCTTTGAAAAGAAATTTGGACCAGCAGGTGGATTTGAAGAAGTTATAAAAGAAGATGCGTTTGGTTATGCATCACAAGGATATTTATATAGCGAGAGTGAGAAGGTACCATTTGGTGGATGGATTGTAATTAATAAATCTACAGGAGAATGGCTAACTTGTGAGGCACCACTAGCAGATGATGAGTATAAAGCTACAGCAATTAAGAATGCTGAAGATAATATGAAAAGTATTATTAATAAGAAACCTTTTAAAAGATGTTATTCAGATATTGAAGAAACATTTAGAACAAAGAAAACAGGTAATAAAGTTTTGGGCTTTGTATGTTCCTTTTGCCCATACAAACTTCCTTGTTGGGGAAGCAAATTGCAGTTGTTGCCACAGCAACAGTCGCAAGGTAAGAACCCTAAATGGGTTTGGTATACTGAAGTGAATAATCCTAAAAAGGATAAGGCTTTAGAGAATGATGGGGGATAGTTTTGAGGGGTCTATTCTCCATCAGTACCAATGATGTTATATTTTGTAATATTTAAAAATAAAAAAGATAAAGAATATAAAATGTTTACAAATATAATATTTAATAATGAAAAGGAAGCAGAAGATTTTGGTAGGAAAAGTATGAAGAGAGGATTTGAACATAAAGTTGTAGAATATAATAGTGAAAATTATGAGAGGTATTGGTATAAATGACAAAGGATAAAAAGTTTGATGTGTTAAACTCAATAAAAGTTTTAGTCACTCCATGGGAAAAAGGCTTTACCTGTGGTATAGTAATGGATAGTAAAGCCAAAATGTCTACGGAACAATATGAATTATGTAGTACCGTAGCACGAGGAATGATTAAAATGGCGACATCAGATCCACATACAACTTTCTTGTATGGGTTAAGAGGATTTGCTGACGATAAAAAAAACAACAAAGGTATGCCTATAAATTCTATAGCTGAATTTGATAGAGAAGATAATGTTATAGATTTTATTGAATACTTAAAAAAGAAAAGAGACAAGGAGTTAAACTAATGGCAACACATTTAGTAATGGGTGATCCTCATTGTACACCTAAAGCAAACAATGATAGATTTCTGTGGGCAGGAAGAATGGCTGCAGATATAAAGGCTACACATGTAATATGCATGGGTGACTTTTGTAGTATGGATTCTTTATCTACATATGATAGAGGTAAGAAATCATTTGAAGGTAGAAGATATCAAAAAGATATGGAGCATTCACATCATGCTTTATCTTTATTTAATAAAGGTTTGGGTAGTCATAAACCAATTAAGATTATGCTTCATGGTAATCATGAAGATAGAATTGATAGGTTTGTAGATGAAAATCCAGAACTAGATGGATCTATAAGTATAAAAGATCTTCACTATAAGAAGTATGGATGGAGAGAAGTACCTTATAAAGCCATAAAAGTAATTGATGGTGTACACTATGCACATCATTTACCTTCAGGTATTATGGGTTCAGCTATATCTGGTGAGAACGTAGCAAGAAGTATATTAAATAAACATAAAGTTTCTGCAACAGTAGGTCATAGTCATTTATTAGATTATGCTGTATCAACATTACCTAGTGGTAAGAAGTTACATGCCTTGTCTGCAGGATGTTATTTAAATCATACTGAACATTTTGCTAGAGATACTCAGCATATGTGGTGGAGTGGTTTGATAGTTAAGAGAGAAGTTAAAGGTGGTCACTACAATATTGAGACAGTAGATATTAAAGCTATTAGGAGGGAATATGGTAGACGATAAGGTTAATTCACCTGCTCATTATAAATATGGTAAGAAAGAAACCATAGATGTAATACGTGATTGTATGACTAGTGATGAGTATCATGGGTATCTTAAAGGAAATGTTTTGAAATATGTTTCAAGATATAAATTTAAAGGAGAACCATTAGAAGATTTACAAAAAGCTAATTGGTATTTAAATAGATTAATAAAGGAGGTCAGTAATGGGACAAGTTAAACAAGCTTTAATTGAAGTAGAAGATTTAGTCTGTGGATGTTTACAACAAGGCAGAACTCTCAATCAAACTATCAGAGATTTAAAAGAAATCTATGATAAAAAAACTAATACTAATCCCTATTTATCTGATGCAGATTTAATAGAGGATAAGTATTATCAATTTAAAGGTCAACAATAAAAGGAGAAAGAAAGATGGCTAATAACTCAAAGGAAAAACCAACACCAACAAACCCTAGAACTTACTTAATAAATTCTGTACAACTTACAGACATTATGAAGTACTTAATGAGCAAACCATATGCAGAAGTTGTTAAACTAATGAATATGCTTGCAACATTAAACCAATTAGATCCTAGTATAGGTGCAGATTTTGTGAAGAAGCAAAATGATGGAGTCTCTGATGGAAAAAAATAATACACTAAAACATACAGGATTACTGTTTGAATTGAAGATTGGACTCAATAAAGAGAACTCTATTGTGATAGACTACGGTGGAAAACCTGTAGGTAAAATTAGAGAAGCTTTAAAGAATTTTAAATATCAAGCTAATCTATGTGCTGCTATTATCAATCATGCTAATAGTGTTGGTAAGAAGTTAGAAGATGATATTAAAAAGTTAATTCAGAATGTATAAACCATTACCTGATGGATTGACAATTAGTATAAGTACTATTGAAGGACTAGGTTTATTTACAGAGTCCTTTATAAAAAAGGGAACTAACTTTGGAGTAAGCCATATGAAAATGAATGGCATGTTAATTCGTACCCCATTAGGTGGATTTATAAATCATTCAGATACACCTAACTGTATCAAAAATAGATACTTTATGACAAATGCAAACGATATTAAAATTAAACATGATTATACTCGTTATGATTTGGTTGCTTTAGAAGATATCAAAGAGGGAGAAGAGTTAACTCTTAAGTATAGTTTTTATAATATAGAATGAATACCA